TCATCATACTAAGTATTTTAGTTATTTATTCTATCAGAAATTATCCAAATATTCTTCTGGATGTAATTTATCTGTAACAGTCCAAGAATATGCGTCTTCATAATCATTTAGATAGTTTACCCATTCATCACAACATGGACGACCCAAAGTACGTTCGTTAAATTCTTTTTTTCCATCTCCATTTTCATAATTTTCAATTAATAATGTTCCTGCATGAACATAAACACTCCCCTCTTTCATTACTTCTACAGTAATGGTTGTTTCATCTGAAGTGTAATCTATCATTTCTGTAATCATTATGCCTGTGCACCTGTAAGTAAATTATAACTTTCTGTCCACTCATGTACTGTGAAAAATGGATAACCATTATCACCTGCTTGACCACCAGCACTACTTCCTTCAACAAAAAGGAAATATTCGCCAGTATATCCCTGATGATTACGGTCTGCACCAGTATTATTAGACGGAGTGGAACTATAATCATAGTTAACTGGATTATTATTTCCATAATCAACATAATGCCACTGATCGCCATAAGTTGTTCCATAATTTCCTCGAACTGTTGCTTCATCACCACCAGCAGTTGTCCAAGTTGTGGGAGTAACTTCTGCTCTCCAAGGTTTAACTGTATTATCCTGTCTATTTAAATCTGGATCGAAATTCACGGTTACTCCATTTCTACATGTTAACAAATGACCTGACCAACAAATATCGTTAGTGTAATCACCACCACTTTTAAAAATTACAACTATTTTTCCTGCAGTAGCTGTGGCATATGTGTTTAAATTTATATCAACATATCTCCAAGAATCATGATCGTTAGATTGTTTTTGTCCACTTACGGTTGTTACACTTCCGTCAACACTATCGGACATTGTTAAAGGCCCTTGTAATGTATTACTACCATACTCTTTCCAATATGTCCACCACTGACCCATATTAACTCCTCTCATGTGATACCATATTCTAAAATTTGCATTTGCTGTATTGACTCTAGCAGACCTTGCTGAATGAAAATCAATCTCCTTTCCACTAACCATAGTGTCAAGAGGTGAACTTGCACGATTTTTTAGACTTCTTAATGGCATAATTATGCTTCCTTATCTCCAATCACTAAAACATTACAAGCAATACTTGCAGTTTCAACATTGACTTGAATCGTATCATTATCAGTTGTTAGTGTAATTGGATAAGGAAATTCTAAAAAATAAGTATCATTATTTGATAAAGTTAATCTTGCTAGTTTATTTGCGGCCGCAGCAGTACCAACACTCCCACCATTATTAGGAACAACATGAACTGCTACAATTATCTGATCTGTATTACTAGTATTGAAAAGTATCAATCCTCTTATATAAGAAGTTTTACTACTACTAACAGTATATACTGCAGAAGTTGAGTTTCCACTCACTGCAGCAATTCCACCTAATCCAGTTTTTGCTAATGCCATTATCTATTATCGTTTTGAAATATTTATGTGAACAACATCATCTCTAATAAATCAACAGTTCCACCACCTCCACCAGATGCTGCAATCGTTACTGAATCTGCTGAATCATCTGTGGTTATTGTTACATTAGAACCAGCAACTAATGTCAACGTATCTGTTGTAGAGTCAGCAACCACGTTATTTTGCCCACTAACTGCAATTGTAGAAAATACATTTTGTGATCCACCTCCTCCACCAGATGCAGCTAAATCGATAGTTCCATCACTATCTTGATAGGTTGCAGTGATGTTCGTTTCAGTATTACCTGAGAACATTGCTCCTACAATATCCTGAACTTGTTCTGTGGTAACGCCCACCGTAACAATTCCAGTTGGGCCACCAACAAGTGTTACATTAACACCAGCAACAATAGATGTTACAATACCTGAAAGATTTACTCCATTACCATTAGCAAGTAGAAGTGTTCCTGCTGAGTTTGGTAAAAGCACTGTTGGATTTCCTGAAAAATCAGAATGTGGTGGTGCTTGTAAATTTAAATAATGTGCATTATTTGATTCGCAATAAAAATAAATTCTACCTGAAGTTGAATCATCACTCTTAATATCTAATCTGTTCATAAAAGTGCTAATACCAACACTCAGACCAATTCCAGATACATTACCTCTTGTCAATACACTATTCAGTGTATCAGTTTCTGTATATGAAGTAAGAAATGTTGATGAATTAACAGAACCATCAGCCATCAAAAATTCACTTGATGATCCACCATCTTTTTTGAATGTGGTTGCAGTTATAATTCCAGATGCATTAATTTGATTAACCTCAAATCCTGTAGAGTGTAGATTTTGAGTGTGAAACTGAATACCATTTGTATGTCCAAGCGTTAGTGCTGTTCCGACATTTACTGTATTATTGGTTCCGTCTAATGTTAATGAACTTTGTCCAATTGTTAATATGCCAGTAATACGAGCATCTCCATTAACAACAAGTTCAGTATTTCCTGCTCCAATAACGACATCGTTAGTATTGAATGTACTTACGCCAAATACATTTAAACCATTAACAGTAGTTAGCAATCCACCAATTGATACATTATTAAATGTAGATGTACCTGTGGTATCAATACCAGCAATGCTTCCACCACCGCCCCCACCAGAGACAGTTGCAAATTCAAATTTTTCTGTGCTACTGTTATATTTTAAAAATTTACCATTATCATCAGATCCATTCCATGTAACATCATCTAAACGTTTGAAATTTACTTCACCACCTCCACCTAGTGTGGATAATTGCTGCTGTATTCTTTGGATTAAAACTGAATAATGTTTTTGAAACTCTTCAAAATTAGAAAACTCTTGATCTAGTGGGGTTAATGGATCCTCATTATTATCAGTTGTTGCAAGTAATCCTAATGATTTCTCAATTAAAGAAGCCTCTTCTTGGACTTCTTCTATTTCTTTTTCTAATTCTTCTTCACTTATTTCTTCTACTTCTTGCTCTTCTGAGATTACAGGTTCTTCAATTATTTCTTCTTCTATAGGTTCTTCTACAACTTTCTTTGGTTTAGGTTTTTCTATATTTGAAAAGAAATTTTCAAATGCATCAAGTTTTTTTGTTTGTTCTTTTTCTTTTTCTGCTTGTTCTTTTTTTATATTACCAAAATCTTCGAACAAAGAATCTAACCCTAAGTCCCCTACGATGGATTTAAGTTCTTTCTTTGCTTCTTCTAATTTTTTCTTTTTCTCTTTCTTTGACTTTGAGATCTCAGAGAAGAAGTCTCTTAAATCATCTGACATTATTAAGATTCTTCAGTAGTATTATTATTTAGAACACCCTTTTTTAACAATTTTGATAAATCTGAAGTTGATCCCACAAATAATGCATTATTGACTGTTTTTGGCGAGTCTTTTTCCTCTTTGTTTAATTCTTTCATTTTTGATTGAAGATCAATTAACTTATCAGTTGTATCTCCAACACTTTTAATTATTTGTCCTGCAACTTCGTATGCTCTGGGGTGGTCACTTCCCTGTGCCACTTCTAGAATACCATTAAGTGCTTCTTGTCCCTTTTCAATTAAAGAATATAAGTTTCCCCTTGAGTACTCATAGTCAAGAGTCGAATCTTCTTTCTTTTCTACTTTTTCAATTTGGTTCTTTTTTGGTGTGTCAACTGGATCTACATC